ATGAATTGGTTAAGGTACAGTTCACCAAGTTTATAAGTCCTTCTATCTGTTCCTCTTTCTTTTGAAACATTTATAGCACTTTTAAAGGTGTCTGATGATATTTCATTTAATTGTTGTTCATTCAGAAACTCTCTAATTGTAGTTTTAATGAAATTCCGTAGTTTTTTGTCGTTTTCCATATTATTAAATTCTTTTATTTTATATATAAATATTCAAATTTTAATTTATCCACCCACAAAAATAAAACAAAAAGGTTTATCTCTCGTATTAAAGTTTTCAGGTGAAATCCGCACTGCATATAACGTCCGATGATAAACAATCGTTTTAATGTTGTTTATCATCGGACGTTAAAAGGTATTTTAGGTAGTAGCTTCTAACATTGTCCAACCTTCGTGTGTTGAAGGGTACATTTTGAATCTAATCTTTTCGTTTCTAATTTCAATCATTAATTTTAACCCGCATGATGCAAATTCAATATAGGAATCAGGCCATACGCATTTAACACCTTTTTTCAAAGCATCATAAAGTTCTACCACATTTTCGGGACAGAAAATAGTTTCCTCTAACTCAGTATTTGCATTAATGGGGTTATTCTGACCCGTTAAAAACTCAATACGTATCAAAGCTTCCTTCAGCATCTGTATTTTTGAATCTGTGAGCATATTTTAAAATTAGTGTTAACGATAATCCAAAGATACGGAAAATATTAGATTATTTCCAAGTACTTAGGATATAAGTGGGGTTGGGATCACCCACTCACCAATTCTACTCATATGAGCTATCACCGAACAGTACGAATCCGTCATATCGTAGTTCTCTTTCTTTACAAGCCCTTTCTTATCATAAAGCCACGCTATCTTAGGTTCCAAATCTGCAACCTTCTCCCATATGACCTGTTTCTTATCAACGTCAAATGGGTATGCACCGAACAATACTGGATTACTTTTATCAATAGCTTTCTGCGGTAACGGTTCACCTTTCTTATTTATGGTTCGCTTGGCCATCAATTCTGGGAATGCATAAGCTCTACTATCATATGATGATATGAAATCTGGACTCACACCCAATGTCTCATATACTGACCTACATATCATTCCGTTAAACCTTAACAGTGTACCTACAGTGTATAGATTATTAGACCTGAGTAGTGGTTCTTCTATGATTACACGGGTAATACCGAAGTCCTTGTATTTCTGCAAGAACTCTGTTTCGAAAATAGTTGCTTTTTTACACAACTCTTCAATCTTAGTGTATTTATTAGCTTTGACTTTAGGTGCAACGTGGTGTAAAAGTTTTAATTCACCGTGGTCGCCCATATTCTCGAATATGGCAATACCGATAACTTTGGTCGATACGTCCAACCCCATAATATATTCACTTTTTCCCATCGTAGTTTTTTTTATAAAAAATACTATATGGTTAATAATAAGTAAATCAAACTGATATCTTTACAGCAAAAACTTTCAGTTCATTAGCCGTTTTGGTTATATGCTGTCTAGTTTTACCATAAGCTATAAGACTATTGGTGTTATCATATAAACCTATCTCAGATATCTTAGGTGTATCGCCTTGAGTGAATGTGTTATTGTTAGACCTAGCAAATTCGCCTTTACCAGCTATACACACCACTTCTTGATTGACTAAGGTAACACTACTATTATATGTGGATGTAGATGCACTTGCGCTGGATATGTTAAAATCGGCAAGAATGGTAGGGTCAGTTATCACAGCAAACCCTTTGTCTAACAATAATATACCTACTGCTGTATCAGCTGTTAAACCTAATGAAGAGTTAGTTGTCAGATTATACCTTTCTTTCCTAGCCGCTGAGAATGGTTTTAAGCTTCCGAAACCAGTGGCCCAACTCTTAGTTGCATCGCCATTTGGTCTTTTTATCTGATCTGAGAATAAGAACGCATAGTTCGGTGCGAATGCTGTGGTCTGAGTAGACGTTTCAGTGAATTTATTATCATCCTCAGCCGCTGATGTCAATTTATTCTGGAATGTACTATATATCGTATATGTACCACCTGTCGTGCCTGATAGTGTGAGTCTGAACTCTTTACCATCGATGGCTTCACCGTATTCAGTATCTGGTACACCAACGGCAAGTATCACATTAGTGCTAAGACCACTTAAAGCAGTGTCTGACCAACCTCCGTTAGAGAATGTTCTACCAGTGAAATTAAACTGTTGTGACGCTGTTATAGGTAGTCTGAATGACTTATAAAGGTTAACTAGTCTGTCAGTGGTATTTGCTGACAGATATATCAGATTATGTGTTAAGGTTGTACCAGTAATTGTGTCTTGACCTATATTCTCCTGTGATATAACAGTTCTGGATGAATTAGGTTCAACATTCTTGAATTGTGAACCAGCGACAGAGAGCAATGGGTTCAGTATCTGAACACCGTTAGTCACGCTATTATTAGTAACACCGCTTGATGCTGTCAAGTCACCACCACCAGAGGGTACCTCACCATTGGCAAGGTTCAATGTACATAGGTAATTGGCATCTGAATCGCCTAATGAGAATTTTGTGATCAGTGCTGTATTGTTTGTTAATAACTTCTGCCTACCTAGTGGAGTGAGTTTAGCTTCAAGTACTGTTGATGATGATACGAATCCCATATTAAAAATCTATTGATAGTTCTAATGTTATATTTCCACCAGTCTGTATCTCAACAGCTTTGCTCAATTTACCTACGACAACTAGATTCCTTTCAGAATCATATATACCGATTTCGCTGATTCTGATGTCAGGTTCAGTCGGGTCTAATGTTCTTGTCGGATTGCTGGTAAAGTTATAAGTATTGTTAACATTAAGTCTGAATACCGTCTTATATATCGTTGCACCGATATAGGTTTTCAAATTACCATAGAAGAATCTTTCGTCACCGAACTGTAGGTTAGTGGGTTGATTATTTAACGGTAATGTTAACGTATTAACAATGGAGAACTGTGTTGAGCCTGTTGATACTGATGTATCAATTAAGAATCCGTTAACGAGTGGGTTCTGATTCTCAAGCGCCAATGGGTCTATGGTTTCACCTACGTTGGTTGTCAAAGACGTGCTGGTGTAATCAAACTCATTCCAAGCGTCTGTATCTGGTCTGTCATTCGGGTTACTTACGACTTGCCATAATACTTTGAAATGTCTAGCATAGAAACCTAAACCATCGTAGTTAGGGTCTTCTACCTTTCTCATATAAGGGAGAAAGTCTAATTCTGATATTTTAAAGCTAACATCTTTGGCTGTCGGGGTGGTATTGGTTATCTTCGTGTAATACTGACAGTTGATCGGTGTAGTTATACCAGTTGTGGTGACACCGCTCAAATCATTATCAAGTATATATGTGATATACATAGTGTTGTCTGACGGCAGAACCCCGCTACTACCAATTTGTGGTGAAACCAATGTAGCTGATAATGGGGGTAACGTCCAATTTCGGTTAGATTTATAGGACATTGCCATTACAATCTCATCATCGTCAATTACAACCGTTTTCAATTGTGGGAATACTTTACCGACAGCGACTGGAGTGCCTGTAACCATCGATGGTAGTTCAATCAATGGGATATATTCTATTTCACTGTTCGGTATTAACTGTGTTGCACCGCTAGCGATAAACCTCATACCCATAGCATTACCTGTTGCCGTTGAGAATGCCCTTCTATGATACATCAAGTCTGGCATATCGATTATAAGATTCTTAGCGTTAGTGGTATCAATATAGAAGAACTCACCATATACGTTAGATACCGTATTATTGGTATAATGTAGTATCGCAATAGATTTCTTGATACCGTCAATTACTGATTGACCAGCAACTTCACAGATAATATCATTCAAAGTTGGGTCATCTTGGCAATCATACCACAGGTAAGGGTATTTCTGACCCAAATAATCAAAAGAACCGAAATCCCAATAATGTTCGTAATCATTAAAGGTTGTTCCGCCACTGAATCCAGCTGGGTCTTCACACCACACATGGTTACCGTTCCAAATCGGCACATCTGTACAAGATACACCACAGCAACTATCAAAACTCAATGTTCCGCTATCCCAATAAGGTACAGTTTCAGAATTATATATGTCCCAAACTTCACCTTGTGGATAAACCAACACTTGTGATGTACCGCAATCGCCACTTAGATTAGGTAATAACCTGTCAACGGTTATTGTATCTGTCGCTGCACTAGCTTGTATCTTAAACCATAAATTAGGTAATGGTAATGTGTTCGCATATTCAGTTTGACCTGTAGCCAGACAATTACCGACCTTAATAAGAATAAGGTCACCTACAGTATATGTCAGACCCGTAATGAATAAATCGGTACCACCTGTAAGTGAACTATTGTTTATGATTTGTGAATCAATAACATACGTGCTGCTACTAAATGTTGTGAACGTAAACCCACTTTCGTTGAAAAATCCTCTAGTTTCAGCCTCATTATTCACAACCGCTTTAATAACCTCAATATTGACACCTTGCAATTGGTTAAGATTGGTCGTACCATCGTTGGTTATGAAATATTTGAAATTCGGTTGTCTGTCCTTCGGCCTCAGTATTCTGGCTGGACTCGTGACATTTGAGTAGATACCTGACTGGTTATCGTATAACGCCTCTCTATCGTAATTTATCTCTGAATCACCTATCGCCCAGAACGAAAAGTTCAATGAGCCTGACGCGAGTTTTTCACGACCGATTTCAGTCAGTTTTATCGATACGAATGGATTTGTATTATTAATTATATAGCTCATCTGAATGCTTTTGTTTCGTATTTCAATTTATATATAAATAGCCTAAAGTCAATAATTTTGATATTTAATAACTATTTATTGCGTTATTTCTTATAATTATGGGTACGACCTCACTGAATGCTTCACTAGCAATCTTATCGCCACAAAGTGTTTCGTATTCTTTTCTATTCTTTATCCTGTAATATAGGGTGGTGTTAACAGACCCTGTGATTGATACATTGGTTGAATATTCTGCCAGACCTGTGACGTAATTAGTGCTGGCAGACTGCGTTACAGCGCTGAATAGTGGGTCTGGACTTATTTCCAAGACAAAATAACCATCGTTGGCCTGTGGTGCTATGGGTAGGCCCCATGCAATATTCTGTGGGTTGGTGTATACATCCCCAACAACTGTGGGTGCCGTATTGTAATAAATGGTAACTTCATCATTATTCAATAACGTACCTTCCAATATTATTCTCTTAGGGTCAGTAGTTGATTGGTAGTAGTCTAAATTATTAGCCAACACAACACCATTTATTGCAACATATATGCTACTGTTCTGTAACGGTATCATTTCGGTATAAATTTCAAATTTACCTGTGGTCGTATTGAAGAATACCCTCTTTAACCCTTGGGTTCCAGTAGCACCTGACGGTACAGGTGTGGTGACATCCAATTGTTCATATCTGAAGTTATTGGCATTATTACTTCTGACGAAAGCGTATGTTATCACATCACCAGTGGTCGTACCAGTATTCAATTCAAGCACTAATATTGCTTGACCTAACCCATTGGTGCTGGCTGATAACGTGTAGTCTTGATTCAGACTTAATACTGAGCCGTTCAGCGATATCAACACATCACCGTTTATGGAACGACCTAACGGATAAGTTGTACCTGTATTACATACAGTGTTAGCTGTGGTCGCACTTGTTATCGGATTAACACTGAATACAGTCTCACATGATATGTATATGCTGTTGACAACCAAACTGTCCAATTCTGGTGTTGGTGATTCTGATTGTAGTAAGATGGGTGTGTCAGCTTTGTAATTGGCTACGAAATACCAATCCCAAGTCCTATCATATAATGAATTTTCGTCACCCTTTATTGTTGTGGGCGTTACAAAAGTTCTACCAAGTCTTTTACCGTAGTCAGTTAAATCATCAAACACAAATGACCCTTTTATGATATAATCACCATCTAATGATAGTTGTCTCTGTGGTATCTGTTGATTCAACCTATAAGTACCGTGATCTAGTATAAAATTCTTCTTAGTGAACGTATCAGAACCATAAATAGCTGGTTGTCTGAATGTGTTCGACCTTCTATTATATTTGTATATATCGTACTTGAATCTTATATTCCTTTCATTTGTGAACGCTGAGAAACTGACCCCACTGAATCTGATATTGAAATCTATGGTTTCTGATGTGTCAGTTCTGTCTAGTATGTAAACACCAGTAGAACCTGATGTAAGTGTAGGGTATGTTTCAGTTAATAATATAAAACATTCAGCACTTGTACCTCCCGTACATGAACCACTTATACTCTGATTCAAGTCGATACATAAATCAACAGTTAAATTTGTTACACCATATGGTTTTCTGACTGAGAATATTAGACCATCATTATCAAATTCATAACCTAAATCAGAGAATGTATCTATTAAACCTGATTCAAATGTTATATTTGCTGGTGTTTCTGCTGAGGTCGCACCTGTGAAAAAGCCTGTACCTCCAGTATAGACCAAATCACCATCTTCATAAACCTCTATTCGCCATACTGTGGTTTGAATACATGTTGCTGATATGGCTGATGATGTTATTGCTGATAATAAAATGGTAGAATAATCCACGTTAGTGAAATCCAGTTCAGAAAATATACAAGTACCTGACGTTGCGCCAGATACGGTGAAATAAGGTCTTTGAAATATGTCCATATCAGAGCTGCACGAAACATTGTACATAGATTTGTTACGTATACACTCAATCGGTGAACTTATATATGACCGCTCTTGATATCGCATTAATATGATATTTCCAATGTTATCATTCTTCTTATATTATTGGATACCAATCCAAAAGTTATGGGTGTTGGTATCTTAACGGTGTCATCTTCTACTCTACTGTAATCTTGCAAATAGAACTTATAACTGAATACATCGATATAATCACCTTCACCAAATGCTGATACAATTGGGAATAGATATGTAACCTCAGAGTAATCTGGGTCGTATATCGTACCTACTATTTCTTGTATTAACTTTGGCATGGCTTTACTCGCTTGATATTACTGATGACGTAGTGTTCGTGTTATTGGTTACTGTAACAGTGCCTATGAATTCTGAACCACAGTCACCATTATAATAGTATATATCGTCACATGTGATAAAAGATTTGCATAACCCTTCATCTGACAGAACATATACATCCGAATGTACTGGTACATTGTTCTGAGATGTGGGATTAAATGGTATAATCCCTTCATATACCGTTGAAACTGAACATGGGAATACTGAACCAGATCTGTATTTGAACTTCTGTTGGTCATATAACGTATTACCATATATGTAATTAGCTGTCCATATAGTTGTACTAGGTATTACTTGTTCAAATAATTCAATCCAATAGTTACCGATAAGGCCAGCGAAATCAATCATATCATCATATGTAAATTCCGAACTTTCTTGTTCACAGTATACTCTTGACCTCAGATATCTTCTATATAATGCTTGTAATGTCGGATAAGATGATGATATCTTACGACATCTTACATTAATAAGTTCACTGGTCAATACATCATTGAACTGATTTACGGTGGTAAGACCTGTATATTCTGAAGTGAATAGGTCGTTGAAATCCAGACATAGTTCCTCGGTACATTTCTTATATAAACACGCTTGACACCCCTCATCCCACCTGAAACGCTCTAAATGTCTACCTAAGTTGTGATATACTTCGATATCTCTAAGTGCATCATCGTATGCTTCACAGCATTCTTTTGTGATTATAGGTGTGTAATCTACTGTGGTTGCTGTAACCCCTGATGTTGTGATATGCTGAAACACACCAACGGTTCCATCTGGCATACCAGCCAACCAGAAGCCATTAAATATGGTCGGTGAGGTATTTGAATCAAATTTGTATATCCAAGTACATTCAGTGTTTTCTATTTCAAATAATGATGTATTACCTGTAACACCTATCATGGTGTTATATACATCTAGGCACGGGCTGGTGTTTATGCGTTTGATAGCCCTTACTTTATACTCTCTTTCCTTCTTGAAATTATTGAATGTATTCGTACCCGTATCATAATAGGTCGCGTTTTGATTTGTATTCTCAGTTGATGTCCAATAATAACTATCAACATCCAAAATGTTAGGCAGGTTGGTGACCAATAGCGACATTTCGTATTGGTTCGGTAGATACCAATCGGTAACCGAGCCAATACTATACTGACTAGCCACATATATGGCGCTGTTAGTATCGTTAGGGCATAGCGTTAAAAATAGGTCAGTGTTAGTTTCACCCCCACCTATACCGCCATTTGTTAACCCTAAGTATTGACCCAAGCAGGTATCTGACCATTTAAAGCTACTTATCGGGCCACTGACACTGGTACCAGTAAGATTAACCGTACTAACTATAAGCACGTCACAACTATTATTAGGGTTAATCCAGAACACTGTTCCACCACTGAGTGAATCACCTATTGATGCGCCACAAGAAAAAACATCTTCTGGTGGTAATGTAACGGTACCGCCTGTTATTGTTGTCGCTGTAACTGTAAAGTCACCACAGCAGCATGTTACCCCTGTAAGCCCACTATATGATGTTGTCTCACATGAATTAAGAATACATTGGTTCTCATTGACATAACACCATATATCCGTTTCAATACCGTTGGCAATCGATATATTCAAATCGGTCTCTTTGGTGTTTATCACCAATCTATGATGATTTGTATTGTAATCCGTTTCTCTGATAGGTAATTCATATAACCTATTCTCAGGGCTTGTTTTAGCTACCCAAGACTTCTTATTATCAATAACTTTAGTTAGGTTGAACCTAGGGTTTGTCGATACTATTATGTCGTCATTGACCTTCCTTTCACATATCTTATTTATCTCAATTCTATCAACTAGAATAGAGAAATTAGCGCAATGGTCAATTACTTGTATGCTTAGATTGACTAATTGGTTAGTTATACCACTAATTACAATTGGGTCGTTTATAATTGTTTCAAATCTCAACCAATTAGAGTCAAAGTAGTTCTCACCGATAAGATTAGTGAGTTCTTTAAATTTCTGACCTATGGTTTCACCAGTGAATAAATTCAACGCGTCACCTTGTGCTATTAATTGGTCGACCATTACTTTGGCCAGAGCATCACAGTCGGTACTGGTGCAGTCAACACCGTTATAATCACCTATATAGAATCCAGTTGAACCTGTATTATTTATGAAGTGTTGTAATAAATTACCACTACCGACATTGAATATCTGTTGTGAGAATATTGTATCTACCAATGATTCAGATTGTGGATTCTGTATGTCGATTGACATCCCGATATTCAATCTTTCAAAAACATCTGTTTCTGTCAGACACGCGTCAGGGTTGTTGGCCAAGATGAAATCAATCTGAGCTTGTATAATATCTATTTCTGCTTGAGCTGCCGCAATTATCTGATTATTAGTTTGAATAGTTGATAAGTAAGCTTCATTATCTTCGATTAAATCACCACCATTATTACATATGGTGTAATATAATCCTTGTGATTCTGTTAATGAAGCGGCAAATACAAAGTTAATACTCACCCCAGACAAATTTAACTGTTCAGCAGTTATTGACCCGCTTAGGTATTCTTGCCAAGCATTAGGCCTATTCGGAAATCTGTTTTCTATAACTTCCCTTAGTAAGGGTATACCTGCTTCAGTTATACATAAAAAAGTATTGAGAAAGCCACCATCTAACGTAACTGTATATGGTAACACATAACTAAATGTGACATCCAACTCATCCAATAATGCTTGTGTATCGCTGATTAGTTTATTTTGTATTTCAAGTTCTTCATATAATGAGTCTAGCTGGGTGTTAACTGTTGTTGCAGATACCGCTAAGATATCTGCACAGTTAAAGTGGAACATATAGTCGAATTTAACCTCTAAAACACAGTTCTCGCCTGAGTCCACTGCGAATATAGCCCCATAATTACCTTGCGGGTTTAATGTCACGTTAAAAGTCGGTAAATTATTACAATCAACACTCTGTAACCATTTACACTTACCATAGTTGGAATCCCATGTGTAGGTGAATCCTGTTACTGAAGGGTAATTTACGCTATTCAATAAACTACAGCAGTATTCGCTAAGGCTTAATTCCACACCTAACTCATTAGCACCTAATAAATCGGTAACGTATACTTCAATATCACCAGATTCTAACCTTACTAACGTAAAGTTGTCTTCATAATCTTGATTTATTACAGCAAGTTCTATTAATGCAGCGCAATTCTGGTAAGACATTATTTGTTTTATTATAAATATCAGTTTAATATTTTATTATTCGTCTTCGTTTGAAGATTCCGTTTCAAGTATAAACTCTGAACCACACCCTAATTCTCCTAAGAATCTTCTTTTATATGTTTCATTACGGAGTGCATATACTGATTGACCGATGATAGACCAAGTGTTTATAGTCACTTTACAAGCGTATCCGAATTGACCTGTGAATGGGTCAAATACGCTCGGTGTTGGGACTGAATACGCGCAGTTAGTTCCAGTCGGTGATACAACTCTGAATGCTCCTGACGGGTCAACGAATTTAAGATACCTCTCACCACCTATCTCAATTGTGGCTTGTTCAAATGTGGGGCTTGGGAATGCTCCAGCCAATCTCCAATTACAAGTTGCAAAATTGTTACAATCCTCATTAGGTTTGGTGCTGTCACTACTATCCCTCTGACAACATATCTTACCTCTATTTGATATCCAATATGTGTTACCACCGAAGGTGTTGACTACCGTTCTACTATTTCTTATCACTTCTGGTAATGTCAAAAATTCGTCAGTAGGTGTTGATTCTACCACATGGTAGTCCATAGAGAAACCATTACCATAGTCAACGTTAGTCTCACAGCATGTTGGGTGAACAAATATTTCATTATAATTACCTAACGTTGTCCCTTCTAAATCTGTTAACTCAAACTCGTATACATAATAACCACCTTCAGCATCAATAGCCAGTGATGGTGGTGTTAAATTAGGTTTATCGCACACTATGGTAGCTGCTGAATAGACCACATCTATCTTAAGACTACTGTCATTCGTTGCGATATCGCAACCACAGGCCGTGAATTCATCGGTTGGTTTGGGGTCTGGTATTATATTAGTTTCCAATACTATACAATCCGATATATCAAAACCTTCGCTACTCAAATCAACAAATGTTGCCCCAGTATAGTTATTCAACGTGCCCTGATTATAGTTTGTGAACAATGTTGTTGTTCCTGTTAAGAATGTTTCATCTGTTATTGTTACTGGTTGGAAATCAGGAATCAGACCTCTGAACTGGTCTATATAACTTTTACCACCGTCATAAGGGCCTATGTGCGGATTATTACCGTATAATTTATATACTGAAGCATTAGGGCCACCAGTTTCTTGATACCATCCACCATTCTTTTGGAAATACATGTCTGGTGTGTCTGCAAGTGTCTTTGGGTACCCTTCTGAATCTATATTATATAAAGATAAGTCTGAATCTAGACCGTTTAATTCTATTGCATCTTGCACCAGATTGGCGTCAAGTGGTTGGTCGGCCACATATACGTGTTCATTGAACACCATTAAGCCTGATGGCGCACCAATAAACTTTGTTAAAAACTCTAATACTTTTCTATGGCCTTTACCTTTCCATATCCAAGGTGAATTCATTATAATCCTTCTCCACATCTCATATTCTGCCTCTAGTGGTGTGTAGCCTCTAGTGTGACCAGAATATGTGTTTCTACCTGTTGTTATGTAGTTCTGTAACAGGTTATTCTCAAGTATGCTGGATACCAAGTCCCAACCTATCGTTCTAGCTATGTTCTTAAGGACTATATCAGGTGTATTATTTACCTTATCGTAGGTGACCGTATTCGCAAAAGCTATACCGTCTATATATCTTTTAATGTCATCAAAGTTTCTACCATATATCCTTAAAACATTTTTTATCTTATCACCAGATGTTTCATCTCTATTCTCATAGAAAGTGGGTATTGAATCGAAATCACTTATTGAATCGCTCGTTAAAAATCTGGCAATCAAATCAGACCTAGATAAGTCAGCATTTTCAGCTATCTCTATAAGTTGAGTGACGTAGGTGTCGTAATCAAGCGTGTCGAAATCTAGATTATAGCCATCTGTGGTTGGCCACGTCAATGTGGTGGTCTGGAACAACTGTGTTCCATCGTCACCCTCTACAGGGTATTTTAACGTTACGGTATATTGTGGTATTATAAAAGTATTCAGAAGATTGCTCTCGAAGTCATCTAACGTATTGAAAAATGAATCTCTTTGGGTCTTATTGGGTTTAATGTGATAGACCACGTATTGGTTAACCGTGTTACCAGTTGTGGCGAAAGGATTACCTTCCACAGTCACCGTCAATTCACCAGTATTTGGTTGTGGTAACGGTGTCAATGATAGTAATGGGTACTCAACACCGTTAAAATCAACAACATATTCGGCAAAATTAACGGTCAAGTTCCTTAACCCGTTATTTTCATTGAATGTGTTAAGTATGTTTCCGTTAACAAAATAATTTATATTGTATTGATTGTTTATTGATAGGTATGGGATATTGAACGTGGCCGCATCAGCTACCGCATCATATGTGTAATTGGTGACCGTATATGATATCACCTCACTACCATTGGCTAACGTGACAATTGGATTCATATAAATTGATGCTGGCCAATTCATTATGATATTTTCCAAGGCCACCCTTATGAACTCTGTTGCTGACCCGAAATAAGCGTGTGATAATAGGTTGCTTGGGTCTATTCTTAATATGGCATTGGCGTTATCATCCAATAATGTGGATAAGTCACCTTCGTTGACGTTAAGGTTATCGAGAGTAAAAAACTGACTGTATGGCCCTAAGTTATAGTTGAAACTACTGGCTGGGTCTATATTGGTGGTAACAACAAAGTTACCTATGGTGAAAAGAGGTAGCCCACCATTGGATGCGAATTGGTTTCCCACCAGAGAATCCGAAAAATTACGGTATTCGATACCATTTTCGTATAAAATTTTCTGAGCGTAACCAGCAACCTTAATTCTACCATTAGCCATCAGAAGTTAGTTATATTATCAAAAGTTTTAGTGAAATCAATATTGTTTCTTTCCTCACGCACCTCAAATAGTGGTTCTCCAGTAAATTGATCTTTAATTTCATACAAGTTATATTGCTTGTAGATATCATTGTTAAAGTTGTATATCGTATAGATACCATCCTCAAGACTTTTGGTCTGATTACCGAATAATCCATAAGCCAAGGTCTCAATATCGTGTTCGACCATTTCGATTTCAATCATTATCGGATTGAAATACGTATTGGTTATGATGATTTCTTGATTAGGTTGACCTATGAACGGTAATACATTGGGTTTCACGTTAGTCGTTGAACTTGGTGACACCGTACAGAATACCAATGTGGAGTTATCGTTGAAATTGTATCTGATAGCTTTCTGGTTGGTATTGGTAAGGTTCTGATTCACTGGTTCAGCCCTATTGTTGGATGTTACTATCTTAAAAAAGTTACGTATCTTAACGTCAGCAACATTCGTATTCGTATTGAGATATTCAATTCTATAACCGATTAAGTTATTGTTCTCGAATTTATTAACGTATTGTGGGGGTATGTCAGCTAAGTCGATAAGTATACCTTTAATATCAGGGAATGCCGAAAGAACACCGCAGTCTACTATTCTTGTTCTGATTTCAACGGGTTTTATCATTATGGTATATATGCCCCTCTGATTGAACTGGGCTACAGGTAGTCTTAATGTATACATACCACCGAAGACCTCAAAACCAGTTGTCACATTGGACTGCACCTTGTTGGGGTTGTCTATCTGTAATAGGACTTGTGTCGGGTCCAATAAAGACACCGTGGCATTACCAATGCTGTCCCTGCTGGGTGTATAATGCACCCAAACCTCACAATCCTCTGGACTTACATCCGCAGGTCTATTTATACCGTATACTCCGCTGCTCACTTGTTTTTTATATTAAATACTAAAATTATAATAACCATTACCGTGGTCAAGTAAAGCATCTAAACTTCGTATCTCTGATAATCTGAGATGGTTTTCTAATACGGTTACTTGCCCTCTATCTATAAATACATCACTCTGAATTTCTGGTTCACTTACAATACCTAAAAGATATTCTCGTCTTATATATGCATACAACTCTGTGTTGGTCATATTCCAACCCTCACCAACATATCTCATTTCTGTTTTTGGTAGATATGTCACATTACCATCAAGGTCTACAATCTCATATGTCTCATCATCATAAGTTCTATAACGTATTCCAGTTGTCTGACCATCCGTACCTATTAATAGATCAAAGGGAGGTTGGCTCTCAGCGTCTATCGCGTATACAATAGGGTTGGTATTATCGGTGACCCTCGTTACCCCTAATATAGGTTGTCCGAAATAATTGATGTAGTTATCGGTTTCAACGTCAAAACCGACTATGTAAGGGTTGTTCTGACTATATGTTCTGACTTCATCCAATTTATCATTCGTGAAACCAGTTACAAAACCTGCTGATTGCCACCATTGGTTTATAGTGGCACCGCTGAATCTAGTATAGGGGTATGCACTTATATTGACAGGTGATGCCACAAGCATGCTCGGTGTTATCCCGAACATGAAGGGAAAGGTAATGCCACTGGCCGTTAGGTCAGATATTAAGTTGTTTATATTATATGGTATAATTGGCATCTCTTATATAAATATTAACCACTGACACCTGTACCTCCTGTATTTATCCCGCACCCATCAGCTGGCATATTGCTGAATCTAATCCACACCAACGGTGTTTGAATGGGTTGACAATTTGCGGTTCCGACTGGACAACATATTGAGCTAACATAACCTGAAGGTATATTGAAACCGTAACCAGCTGCCGCATAGGTCAAGTTTGGTTGTATGGACGCTTGTTGGTTAGAAGAGCCAGTGTTCCATACCCAAGTGTCAAAATAAGCATTATTGGTCAATGTGAGTAACACTGGGTATTGGTTATCACAGAACACATATGGATTCTCCATTGTACCGTTACCTGATCTGGGCTGTTTATTAAACCCTATTGTTGGTTGCGGTATTGTTATATATTCTATCGTAATACTTGACGTACCTTCACAACCATCTGAATCTATGACAGTCACAGTGTATGTCCCAGCATCTTCTACCGTTATATTAGGCGATGTACTTCCGTTACTCCATAGATAACTATTATAGGATATCGCAGTAGATATCGTAATCTTCTGTCCAGTGCATAATATTATAGTATTTGTATTATATGGTTGAGTTAAACTATTTAAATTATAGTCTTGACCTGAAATGATATAACCAGTTGATGATATATATTGTTTACCGCCTTGTGATGATAGTATTCTATAGAATTGATTATTTGTGAAGTTACCGATTAACTCAGGGTCTGCTGATTCTTTCACCATAACTGTACCCCTTAGCGTGATTTGACAACCTTCAGCATCGGTTACGGTCACGTCATAGATGCCTGGCCCTAGATTACTTATCGTAGCGTCTGTACCACTATTTGACCACTGATATGTATATGGTTCGACACCACCTGAAGGTTCAACTGTGAGTTCACCAGTATTGGGTGGTGTACCCGAACCGTCATAACATGTAATATGTTTGGTGATGAGTCCGCCAGTGAATGATGTGCATGGGTCTCCAAATCTTTTGAATGGTAAATTAGTGACAATCCCCATATCATCAATGGTCTGTACCAGATTCACCTTCATATATATTGATGTCGCTGTGAATATGCCATAGCTGAGACCTTCTTGTTTGGTCATCAAGTCATCTAATGATATTGTTCGTTTTAAAATTTCCATTATATTACGGCAGTTTCATATAATTTTACGACATAAGTATTACTATTAAAAATTGATGGTGTTTGGACATTAGCGCTATAACTCGTATCTATTTCATAATAATAACCTAAAACGGTTTTATGTAACACATATTTTGTAAATATTTTTGACATGAAATCATCTATTGGCCAAGCTATGTTTGGGGTGTTATATTCAGTCATGAACCTAGTTCTGATACCTGTCTTAGCATTATTGAATATTGCTCTCATGTACACTTCTTTAGGTAGGTTTATACCTACTTCATCCTTATAACTATATATGTTATATCCCTCAGAATTACCGAACCTGTTTGATGATGTATCAGTTAAGTCAAACCTAACCGTTTTACTGTTAGCGCTATATGATTGAACATAAGGCGAAGTCGTATTAGGTGGGCTTACATCATTTACTGTTACTTTGGGTCTTAGGGTTAAAAAGAATAGCAGCCTTTGATTGGTTAATATGTCAGTATCATAGAATTCTAACCTTAATATCGATTTAACCAGACCGTTCTTTCTGAATTTTATATCATCGTTCGTAAACCCTATTTGTCCGTAGTGAGTTCTATCTACCAATACACCGTTTTCTAAGCCTTGATAATAATCAGGTGGTATTGCTGATGAATCTAAGAAATTAAGTTCATAACTCACATTAGGTACTTGTACTGCGAAGTTGGCAGATACATTCCTAGCGGGTTCAAATCTAACCTTCTCGTAATCAAAAATTGGATTTATTGCCGCCTCAACCTCGTTTTTAACAAAGTCGCGCTTAATAATATCAGATTGATCAACAAGCTGAAATGTCATATCGATGGGGATATTTATCGTAACCCCAGTTGATGTGGGTTCTGGTAGTCTTATTTGGTACCTATCAACAAGCATTCTCTGATTCGTTAATATTAAAATTATTAGGTACGCCAGAACCTATTATATCATATGGCGCTCTTTGTGTCAATTGTTCCATGCCGAAATACAATAAATCATATAACCCATAAGGGTCTTGTCTTCTAACTGGAAAACAGTAATTCTGATAGATATAATGAGCGCCATTTAAGAATGGATAATTCAAAGTTACCTCTTGCCCATTATTAACTCCGATATCTAACATATCCCTCCATAACCATCTACCATCACCCAAATCAATCGCATAGTCTGGAATACCTATCGTATCAGCATCACCTGATTCAACATAGTTTGAGAATTGTCGTATCTGCATCTTATGATGAGGGTAATACATGTAACCTTCGTGCCTCGGACCTTTTATGGTGTAAGTCGTTCCAGTTATACCTTGACTGATTCTATTTACTGTATTGAATCTATGCGCTACAACACCTAATACATGTTCAATCTGTTCAAAATCATTGAATTCAACAACGTCACCATAGTAATAATCATCATTTATTGTCACACCTGATGTGAGAGGTGTTGGTGATGACCTGTATTGTGTACCTATAGCAGCTGGTGAACCATCTCTCATTCTTCTAATATCAGGTACGTTATCATAATCCAATATACCTGTGACAAACCCACATTCAACACCAGCTTGTATAGGCGTGAAGAATGGTAGATTAATTTGGTTGTAATCTCTAGTCTTAATTATCGTTAAGTATATCTCACTCAATGGTCTACCTAAATTATCAACCACTTTACCGACATCGATATCTTCATTGAATACAACCTGACATACTTCATCATTGAATACTGTCTGTGAGAATGCTGCTTGATAGACTTCATAGTCATCATTTTCTATGATACCGTTGTTAATACCGTCATTAACTGTCGTTATTTTTTTAAATAATCTGAAATAATATCTAGATTTAAAACCCCGATTAACGCCACCTAATACCCTTTGCATTTTCGAATTCGGTGTGACAGTTTGACCTGTAAAATCGACAGCTATTGAGAATATGTATTCCTTATTATTACCGTTATCATCACCAATTCTTATCACTCTATGATAACCTGTATTACCGCTAAGTACATCAAGACCAGCGACATCTTCTATGTATACTAATGACCTTTGGGTCAAATTGTGTCTTACTGGTGTGGAAAATCCTATTCTTGTTCTACCACCAATATTGGTACCGAAAACACCTATGATTTTTAACCCACCATCAATCATAGCATGTGTCGTGTCAGCTGAGAACGGGTATGTTATTGTCATATCCCATTTTCTACTAGTTATGTCCCTGAACGAGAATCTAGGTTTTTTTGGTTCCATATATGTGTAGTCACATTGACCATCTGATAGATAATCTGGTTCATAATAACCGAACCACCCATCTCGTTCTTTTAGATGTTTCTTATATGATTCACCAAAAGTAAGCGTTGGAGTTGCACCTGTATTGTTGCTGTAATTTATAACATCAATAGGATCTTGTGTGAACCTGAGTTGGCTGAAAGTTTCCCAACTATTCTCACCTGTTAAATTAAATAACACATTACTTATAATAGGTTTTAT